GGACATTCGCGACCGCCGAGTTTTCTTAGGCATAGAATTCCACAAACCTACAAGATGTAGGTCATATCAAAGGGGTATTACCCACTAAGGGGTCAAAACAGGCGTGAATTTGGTGGCAAATTCCCACTTTTGCGTTTTGAATCTGACCACCGGCTAGATTCGTTTTTGGTTATAAGCATGACTATCGTTAAGCCTGCCTTCCGAAGCGTGGTGCTTATGGATAAGCTATCATCGTAGGTTGACAAGGAGGCATCATGCCAAGAACTGGTGGGGTAAAGCTCGGCAGCAGCTATGACGAGGCTAGGACTCGCAAGGTCAATGCCGAAGCGGAAATAGCGGAGCTGGAGCTGGCGAAGATCCAGGGCTCCCTGGTGATCGCGGAGGATGTGGTCAAGGCATGGGAGGATGTCTTGGGCGCGTTGAAGGCCAAGCTGATGGCGGTCCCAAGTAAAGGGGCACCTGTTGTGTCAGCAGAGAGTGAGGCGGGGAAGTGTCAGGCCATTCTGGAAGACCTGATCAGGGAAGCACTGGAGGAATTGTCTAACTATGACCCCAAAGTATCAGCAACCACAGCAACTGTTGAGTCACTTGAAGAAGGCGATGGGGGTTCTGAAACCGCCCCCAAGGCTAAGCGTCGCGGAGTGGGCCGACCGCGAAAGACGGCTCGACTCGCAGAGTAGCTCTGAGCCTGGGCGATGGTACACATCTCGGGCGGAGTACCAGCGTGGGATTATGGATGCTTGTTCCGATCCAACAATCTCGGAAGTGGTGGTGATGGCCGGTGCCCAGTTGGGGAAGACCGAAGCCCTTTTGAACATCATCGGGTATCACATAGCCCACGATCCCTGCCCAGTCCTTGTGCTTCAACCCACTCTAGAAATGGCCCAGGCGTTCTCCAAGGACCGGATAGCTGCCGGTCTGATCCGATCAACCCCTTGTCTGAAGGGGAAGGTCAAAGATCCCCGTGCAAGGGACTCAGGGAATACAACGCTGCACAAGGTGTTCCCCGGGGGCGCCATTACGATGGTTGGTGCTAACAGTCCTAGTGGTCTCGCAAGCAGACCAATCAGACTGGTCTTGGTCGATGAAGCGGACCGGGCGCCTCCTTCGGCGGGCAGTGAAGGCGATCCGATACAGCTTGCACGCAAGCGAACTGCAACCTTCTGGAATAGGAAGATCGTGATCGTCTCGACTCCCACTAACAAAGGAGCGAGCCGGATCGAAGATGCCTTTGAGTTATCTGATCAACGTCACTACCACGTTCCCTGTAAACATTGTCATGCAGATCAAGTACTTAAGTGGTCTAACGTGAAGTGGGAAGAGGATCAGCCCGACACAGCGAGGTACATGTGTGAGCACTGCGGAACCCTCTGGTCCGAATCCGACCGAACGTGGTCCATCCGAAACGGCCAATGGGTCGCGGAAAAGCCGTTTTCGGGCGTGGCTGGATTCGCTATTAACGGCCTATACAGCCCGTGGACACCTCTAAGTGATGGGGTGAAAGACTTCCTTAACGTGAAGAAGAACCCAGAGCAGTTAAGGGTGTGGACGAATACCTACCTGGGTGAAACCTGGGAGGATCAGGGTGAGCGAGTAGATGACTGGGCATTATCAGAACGCCGAGAGCCAATGCCGAACATACCTGATGACGTATTGGTATTGGTTGCTGGAGTGGACGTACAGGACAACCGGCTGGAGATATCGGTCATTGGCCTAGGTAGGGACGACGAGTCCTATGTCATATCTCATGAAACCATGTATGGAGACCCCTCTACGCCTCAACTTTGGACCGCTTTGGATACAAAGATCTTCCGACAATACGAAACGGAATCGGGCCGTCAGATAGCGATCAGGTCCACATGCGTGGACTCTGGTGGACACTTCACTAGCTCCGTATATGCCTATTGCAAGAAGCACACGGGACGACGGGTCTTCGCTATCAAGGGTGTTGGGGGTGAGGGCAAGCCAATTGCTGGCCGACCTTCCAAAAACAATATCGCCAAATGCCCACTGTTTCCTGTGGGAGTCGATACGGTTAAAGACCTTTTGTTTGCCAGGATGAGGATCGAAGAGCCCGGGGCGGGGTACATGCACTTCTCTGACGAGTTGTCCGATGAGTACTTCAAGCAACTTACTGCGGAGAAGATCGTTACGAGGTTCCACAAGGGCTTCAAGCGGCGTGAGTTTGTTAAGACCAGACCTAGGAACGAAGCTTTGGACTGTTTTGTGTATGCCTTGGCGGCATATGCTATTGTAGGCATAAATGTCAACAGCTTAGCTGATAGAATTGAGGCCAAAGAACCAAGTGAGCCTCAGCCAGAAGCTAAGAAGACAGTCACTCAGCCTTTCGTCCCTAGAGTGGGGCGTAACTTTGTAAACTCATGGCGGTGATATGGCTAACCTCTTTGATGCAGCAAACGCCCCTGAAGGAGAACCCACGGAAATCGTTGTGGGTGATTTTCTTCAGTGGAAGCGCTCAGATATAGCGCAAGACTATCCCACTGGATCTGGCTACACCGCTGAGTACGTTGCTCGCATCACGGGTGGTGGGGCCAGTGAGATCAAGCTTCCTCAAGCGGCTGGTTCAACTGATGACTACTACTTATTCACAGTAGATAGCACTACCAGCGCAGAGTTCACTCCTGGCCTTTATCACTGGCAGCTTGAGGTCACCCAGACCAGCTCTGGGAATCGCCTTGTTCTGGACATCGGTGATTTCACCGCTGTTCCTGACATGGACGACAACCAAGCAGATCCTAGGATTCACGCTGAGATCATGCTTGCGAAGATTGAAAGCCTTTTGCAAGGCAAGGCTGACGCTGATGTCAGCAGCTACTCAATTGCTGGTCGTTCTTTGACCAAACTCTCCTTCCAAGAGCTTCTTGATGCCCGGGATCGTTACCGGCGTGAAGTCACGCAGCACAAGAATTCTGAGCTTGTGAAGAGAGGCAAGAAGAACGGCAGTACGATCCAAGTGAGGTTCTGAGATGGGCATATTCGACTCTTGGTTCAAAAAGCCCGAAGAGCCTCCGAAGACGAAGGTCTTCAAGAGGTCTTACGCAGCCGCCAACACTGGGCGGCTTTTTGCTGACTTCACTGGTAGTGAACGGTCAAGTGACTCTGAGTTATATCCAGCGATCACTCGCATGCGCGCTCGGACCCGGGATCTTGCTCGGAACAATGAGTACGCAAAACGGTACTTGGAGTTGATGAAGACCAATGTGGTCGGAGATCGGGGCTTTGGTCTTCAGGTTAAGGCCACCGATAGCGTTGGTCGCTTGGACCAGATCGGCAATCAGGCTATTGAAGACGCCTTTAAAATGTGGGGACGGCTCGGTAACCCCACGGCAGACGGCAAGATGACCTGGGTGGACGCCCAGAAGCTCGCTATGGAGTGCCTAGCGAGGGACGGTGAGGTCCTGATCATTAAACATCGTGGGAATTCGTTCCACGATAGCTTCGCACTGGAATTCCTTGAGCCCGACCAGCTTGATGAAGACAAGAATCAGAAGCTGGGTAACGGCAATGAAATTCGCATGGGTGTGGAGCTAGATCGTTTCAAAAAGCCCGTTGCCTACCACTTCCTGACTTACCATCCGGGTGATTACGACTTTACTAGCGTCTCTAAGTCTCCGAAGCACGTTCGCATCCCGGCTGACCGAGTTATCCACATCTTCAAGCCTCTCCGCGCGGGTCAGACCCGTGGCGAGCCGTGGATGTCTCCTGCATTAAGTGCAATGAAGCAGTTGGATGGCTTCCGAGAGGCTGCAATCGTCAATGCGCGCATCGGTGCGTCAAAGATGGGCTTCTTCACCAGTCCTTCGGGTGACGGATTCACCGCTGATGACATGGATGGGAACATTCCGATCATGGATGCGGACCCCGGGACTCTGCATCAGCTCCCTCAGGGGGTTGACTTCAAGTCATGGGACCCTTCCTTCCCGTCAAATGAGTTTGAGGACTTCCACACCGCCGTTCTGAGGGGCATTGCGAGCGGTTTGGGGGTCTCTTACACCTCTCTGTCAAACGACTTAGAGGGCACTTCCTACAGTTCTATCCGCCAAGGGGCTCTGGAGGAGCGTGATTTCTACAAAAACCTCCAAACGTTCTTCGTAGACCACTTTGTCCGACCCGTTTATGAGGCTTGGCTTGAGTCTGCAATGGAAGTTGAGTCCTTTGGCATCCCAGTTCGTCAATTTGAGCGCTTTGCCGCTGCTTCTGAGTTCCGTGGGCGCGCCTGGAGCTGGGTGGACCCTCAAAAAGAGATGAACGCGGCTGTTTCGGGCCTCCAGAACGGGATTTTGAGCCTTCAGGATGTTGCGAGTCAGTACGGGAAGGATACCGAGGAGTTATTGGCCCAAATTCAGCGTGACAAGGCGCTTATGGAGCAATTTGGCGTCAAATTCGCCCTGGAGCCCTATGGGAGCCAGAAAATGCCTCTTGAAGCGGATGTGACTGACGATGGCGACGTATAAAGGGGTCGAAATTGACACAAAACCAACCGAGTCTATGGCAAACGAGGCCCAGCGAGGACTGGATTGGCGTAGCGAGTTTGGTCGAGGCGGCACGGAGGTGGGTATTGCTAGAGCCCGCGACATCTCCAACCGAAGCGACCTGTCGGTTGGAACTGTTAAACGGATGGTTAGTTTCTTCGCAAGGCATGAGGTGGATAAGCAAGCAGAAGGATTCCGCCCAGGTGAAGATGGCTATCCATCGAATGGTCGCATCGCTTGGGCTCTCTGGGGAGGAGACGCAGGACGGTCCTGGGCGAATAGGATCGCTAAGCGAGTAGATTCGCTTGATGAAGACGACCGTTCATTGGATATGGGTCGTCCTTATCCCAACGAGCATGCCGCCCGGATTAAAGACCCTGATAAGTACGAAGACTTCCGCCGTGTGAATGACGAGCTTGGTGATGGCATTGATGCTATCTACGGCTTATTAGCATCTGGTGGCGAAATACAGTCGATTAGATTTGATAAACTCAAGTGGTCGGTTGATGACGCCAGGGCATGGTTGGACGAGCATGACTACACCGTCATTGAATTTGAGCCTGCCTCTGAGGAGCGAGTTATGGAACGCGCAGAGCCTGACGAACTGAAGATTGGTGATTTCGTTGAGTGGGATTCCTCTGGAGGAATGGCTCGCGGCCAGATTGATGAAGTGGTTCGGGACGGGCAGATCGAAGTGCCTGACTCGGACGTTGTGATCAACGGAGAGCCGGATGATCCCGCTGCTCTCATTCGCATCTTCCAAGATGGAGAGCCTACCGACACGATGGTCGGCCATCGGTTCTCCACCCTCACGAAGATTGAGGACATTAGGACCATGGAAGAAGAAATGGATCGTAAGGGTGAGATTGAAATCACTCACCGTTCTCAAGACATGGAGGCCCGGGCGATTGACGAAGAGTCCCGGCGCATTCGCATGTCTATCAGCTCTGAGTACCCCGTAGAGCGGAGCTTCGGCATGGAAGTGCTGGAGCATTCCGAAGAAGCGGTGGACCTGAGCTTCCTCAACTCCGGTCGCGCACCCTTGCTGCTCGACCACGACCCCGAGAAGCAGATCGGGGTGATTGAATCTGTCGAACTTGACAGCTCGGCGCGGCGACTCCGCGCGACGGCTCGCCTTGGACGAGGTGCGCTTGCTCGTGAAGCGTTCGACGATATCGTTGATGGCATCAAATCCAATATTTCCATTGGGTACGCCATCAACAAAATGGAGCGTTCTGACAAGGAGACTTATGTCGCCAAGTCATGGCGTCCCATGGAAGCCAGCTTGGTAAGCCTGCCCGCAGACACCTCTGAAATTGTCGGGGTAGGACGAAGCGCTGAGGTTCCGAAAGTTATCGTTGAGTCCAACAATCCAATGGAGGGTCATCAAATGACCGATCAAGTCGATATCGCAGCAGTCGAGGCAGAAGCCCGCAAAGCTGCTCAGAAGAGCGCTGCTCAGATCGTTGAGCTAGGTGCTCGTCACAACCAAGCTGACCTTGCTCGCAAGGCCATTGCTGAAGGCCGTTCCATCGAAGAGTTCCGTGGCGAACTCCTTGAGAAGATCGGTTCCGAAAAAGCTCTTGAGAATCAAGAGATTGGCCTGAGCAAGAAAGAGAAGCAGCGCTTCTCCCTGTTCAACGTAGTTCATGCTCTTGCTAATCCGACTGATCGTCGGGCTCAAGAGAATGCTGCATTTGAGTTTGAAGTCTCTCGCGCTGCTGCTGAGAAGTATGGCCGTGATCCCCAGGGCATCATGGTTCCCTTTGAAGTGCTCGGCAAGCGGGACCTCAATAGCGCTGATGACTCTGCGTTGTTCTCCGATGACTATAAGGCATCTGACTTCATCGATGTGTTACGGAACAGCAGCTCAATCATGCAAGCGGGCGCCCGGATGCTCAACGGCCTGTCCGGTGATGTGAAGATCCCCAAGAAGACTGCTGCTGCATCTGCTGGGTGGATTGACACGGAAGGCGGCGCTGCGAGCGAGTCTGAGATGACCGTGGGCACCGTCTCAATGGTCCCCCGCCAGCTCGCGGCCTACACGGATATTACGAGGCAATTGAGGCAGCAAGCATCGCTTGACGTAGAAAATCTGGTCCGTGATGACCTTGCTCAAGCTCTGGCCCTCGCGATTGACCTCGCAGGTCTTGCAGGCTCCGGTTCCTCGGGTCAGCCCACTGGTATCAAGAACACCTCTGGGATCAACACCGTGGACTTCGGGACTGCTCCTGACCTTGTGCCGACTTTCGCACAGATTGTGGACATGGAGACTCAGGTTGCCATCGACAACGCTCTCATGGGCAACCTCGCGTACATCATGCCTGCGGCGATGTACGGCGCCCTCAAGACCGTTGAGAAGGCAAGCGGCACTGCCCAGTTTGTGGTTGAGCCCGGTGGAACGATCAATGGTTATCGCGCCATTGTGTCGAACCAAGCTGGTTCCGGTGAAGCCACGTTCGGCAACTTTGCCGATCTCCTTGTGGGAATGTGGTCGGGCGTCGATCTGACGGTTGATCCTTTCAGCCTGTCCACCACCGGCACGATCCGTCTCGTAGCATTCCAGACGGTCGATGTCGCAGTGCGCCACGCTGTGAGCTTCTGCCTCGGCTCGGATCAAGGCGACTAAGTGAACTAGGTGATGGGCCCCTTCGGGGGCCCTGATCCTCAGGAGATCTCATGAAATACAAAGTTCTACGAAATACGGTTGCTGCTGGTCGAGTTCGTCGGATGGGCTCTCTTGTTGAGCTTGATGACGCTGAGGCAAAGACTCTTATGCAAATGGGTCGAGTAGCTCCCCACGCTGAAGAGCAGCCCATAGAAGACCGCAGCATTGGATTGTCTGAAGAGACGAAGCCGCGTCGCCGGGGTCGTCCGAAGAAGGTTGATGACTAATGGCCGTAGAAACCCAAGATGATCGGTCCTATCTGCTGGCTGACTTCGGGGTTTCAGCTACCTACACCCCTGTCGGTGGTTCTGCTTCGACCATTACTGGGATCATTGATAACGCATACGAAGAGGTTGATCCGGGTGGAAGTGTTTCTTTCGCTATGACTCGGCCTCGCTTTACCTGTCGCACCGCTGATCTCACTAGTATCAGTGAGGGCGCGACGATGGTTGTTGAGGGCGCGAACTACATTGTGCGCGTCCATATGCCTGATGGCACTGGGTTCTCTGAGCTAATGCTGGAGGCCCAATAATGGCTCACATACGAAAGCTCATCCGTGATGACATTACAACAACCCTAACCGGCCTGACGACGACTGGTTCAAACATTTACCAGACGCGCGTTTATCCGCTGGCGGATGACAAGCTTCCTGGCCTAGCCATCTATACAAGCTCGGAAAGCTCTCAGTACTCGACTATCAATCCTCCGCGTACGCAAATCCGTACGCTTCTGGTGAGCGTTGAGATCTATGTCCGTGGCCTCACTGGCTATGACAACACGCTAGATCAGATCGCCCTTGAGATTGAAGAGGCGCTCTACACTGATTTGACCCGAGGCGGTTATGCGAAAGATACCCGCGTGACCAGCTTTGAAGCAGATTTCTCTGGGGATGGCGACGAGCCAGTTGCTTACGCAACGATGACTATTGAGGTCGATTATATGACCCTAGAGAATGACCTGGAGACATCAGTATGATTGAGATGACTTATGGGGATGCGACCATCAAAGCGCACCCAAGCAAGGTAGAATCACTAATGAATAAGGGCTGGACGATTGTCGAGCCCCATTCAGGACCGGCATTGCCGGATGACCCACCGGCAGAGCCGGAACTTGATGAGGCCGATGAGGCTCAGGAGGAAGAGTAATGGCTACGCATAAGGGTAGCGAAGGGGTTGTGAAGGTCGGCGCCAACACGGTCGCTGAAGTTCGCAGCTATACCATCACCGAGTCCGCAGATACGCTTGAGGACACCAGCATGGGTGATTCGGCACGGACCTATAAGTCCAGCCTCACCACCTTCACTGGTTCCATCGACGCTCTGTGGGATGAGACCGATACCACTGGTCAGGGCGCTTTAACCATTGGCTCTGAGGTGACTTTTGCAGTGTATCCCGAAGGCGACACCTCTGGTGACACCTACTACTCGGGTACGGCAATCGTGACCGAGGTCTCCCGCACTGGCTCGTTTGACGGCCTTGTGGAGGCTTCCGTCAGCGTTCAAGGTTCTGGTGCTCTCACTGAGACCACGGTGTAACTATGAACGTATTGGAGAAGGCTCAGGGGCACTATAAGAGCATCTGCTCTAAAGAACGCTTGGAAATACATATACCTGAGTGGGATTCCACTGTGTATGTCCGACCAGAGTTCAATTTGCAGAGTCAGGGTGAAATCGCGGAGCTAGCTAATAACGACAAGTTGGCTGAAGCGATGGTTATGACCCTTATCCTCCGACTAGTTGACGGCGAGGGGAAGCCTGTCTTCAAGAAGATTGAGAAGACGGAACTTCTGCGAACGGTAGACGCCAGCGTGATTACTAGGATTGTTGGCGAGATCAATAAATTTGATCCGACTGAGGAAGACATCTCGGGAAACTAAAAAACGACCGTGATTTGCAGTTTCAGTTTTTCCTTGCTGAACACCTGCACAAAACGGTCGCTGAGATACGGGAGATGGATGTAAGAGAGTTCCAAGGCTGGATTCACTGGTTCCGTATGAAGGAAGAAAAAAATGGCAGATGAAAAACTGCTTATAAAGATTTTCGCCAACGACGGAACAAGAGCAGCCTTCTCTTCTGTTGGTCGGAACATTGATAAGGTTACAAAGCAAGGGACTGCGATGAAGAAGTCCTTGCTAGGTGGCTTCCGGGGCGTTGCCTCGGGGGCTACCTTAGCAAGCGCTGGTCTAATTAATTTGCGCCTTCAGTTTGAGCAGATTGAAAAGACTGCTCAGTTTGCTACTGGATCTCTCCAGGCTGGCACCGAAGCTTTCAATTTCGCTCGCGAAGAAGCCTATCGTCTTGGCCTTGATGTTAGGGCTACGGCTCAGAGTTATGCTCAGTTTGCTGCTGCCGCTAAGGGCACAGCGTTAGAGGGTGAAGGTACTCGCAAGATCTTCTCTGCTGTTTCTCAGGCCGCGACGGTTCTACAGCTATCAGCACATGACACCCGTGGTGCGTTACGCGCTTTGGAGCAAATGATCTCCAAGGGTAACGTCCAGGCTGAAGAACTCCGCCAGCAATTGGGTGAGCGCCTTCCCGGTGCCTTCCAGATTGCTGCTCGCGCCATGGGAGTCACAACTCAAGAATTGAACGACATGCTGGAGAACGGCGAGGTCCTTGCTGAAGACCTCTTGCCGAAGATGGCTGATGAGTTGAATAAGACCTTCGGCTCCTCTGTTCAGGGCGCAGCGAAGAGTCTTCGGGCTAATCTTCAGAGAATGACTGGCGAGCTAGAGATTCTAGCCAACTTCGCCTCCATGCCTCTAGCCGCCTTCGTTAGTCAAGCCTCTAGGGGTGTAGCTCAAGCTATTAAGCCGCTTAACGATTCTTTGGA